AAAAAAGTTACGTTTTATACAAAATATTTTTCGATTCCTTGATTTTACAAGGCTTTCAGACGCAAAATTTTTTTGCATTATTTTACATTTTGTAACAAAGTAAGTGGTAATTAATGCCACTTTTGTAATAAAGCAATGGTAAAAAAAAGCCTCCGAATGGAGGCTCTTTACGCTATGAGTAGAATGGTTAGGTGTACAAATATACTAAAAAATGTGTGTCAAACGGGCAACTTGACCAAATTCTTTATGATGAATAAAGCCTTCGACTGCTTTAGGAACGCCAGTATAGCCGTTTCTATGATGCCAAGAGTCAGTTCCTGAAGGTGAGCGCAAAGATTCTACTGTAACACCGATGTAATCTTTTGACGTTTTGTGATGAACGTGGTGCGTGTAAACGTAGCGGTGCTTGGTCTGACTCCACTCTACAGGAAACTCAGTTGCCATTAATAGAGGTAAGTCTTGATGTTTCGCTCCATCTCCGTGAGTCGTGCCGATAAGGTTCTTTCCGTATTGGAAGCCTTTTCGATGTGCAATAGAGCAGTTAAAAGATATGTTCTTGCAGTCTTTAAACCAAGTCTGAATAACGTCAGCAAGAAAGAAGCCGTGTGTATAATCGTGATTTGAGGGATTGAAAGTGAAATGTACATCAGCCACCCCAATGAGTTTTTCAAGAATTTCGACATAAAGTTTTTTAGCAATTAGAAAGTTAGTGTACCACATACCATCCGTGTCTTGTGGAGTTCCTGACGTTGTAGTCCGTTTTGGAGTATCGATGTGAAGGATATCGTTTCCGCCTATAAATAGAATCTTGTCAATATGAAATCCGCTTGCTTTGTCTAAAATGCCTTGTACGCCTTCTAAGACACGTTGTACTGCGATTTGGTTGTTATATACCTCTCCTACTTCGAAAGCATCGCAGAGCTTACCTATGTGGATGTCGGCAGGGTCTATTACTAATAAGTGTCCGTCAGTTGATGGAGTCCGTGTTATTGTAGGATATTTAGGTGCATAAACACGAATCTCATCTAATATACTGGCACGAATCTTCTCGTAATTCTGCTCTTCCTGTTCCTTAAAGTTCGGATTTTTAAAGAACAATGAAGCCTTTTTTGATTTTAGCCATCCGTGTTTTACGTCAGCATCGTTTAAGCCTAACTCGTTAGACTCTTGTTTTATTGCTCGGTACTGCTCAATGATTTCAAACTCATCTTGCTTCAAGCGGATTCTTGGTATCTTCATAAAGTGTATTTAGCAAACTTCATCAGGTATCTTGCAAGGAATCCCATCCCAAATCCTATTATAAACAGCCACAAGTTAGGCTTTTTTTTCTCATTACGTGAAGTTTTCCACTTCACTACCTCGACTTTTTCAAGCATTTTTATGGTGTCTCGCTTTAACTTATATTCAATACGTGTCTCAAATCGTGTTTTAGGCACTTTAGAAGCCTTGTAACGCACGATTGTATCTTTTTGGACTAATACCTTCTCCCACGCAATAGAGTCTCTTAAAACGTACGGAATTGAGTCAATCGAAGTTATCGTAATTGTGTCTGCGATAGTGTCGCAAGAGTAGCCTTTCTTTATTGCTTTACGCAAGTGGTAGTTTGCCGAGCAAGAAGTCAGTAAAAAAATCAAGGTATAGGCTGAAAACTTTTTCATTTTTTTAAGGCTTTAGGCTGAAATTTCGAAGTGCATCCAATCATAATTCTTCTCTTTGCCGAGTGAGATAAATCCGTGTTTGTAGAAAATCTCTATCATAGGAGCATATTCAGGTCGTGCGAATCTTGCGGTCTTATTGGTTTCTTTCAATGTATTTCGTGCAGGGTCTAAATCAATAGCAATACCCCAAGCGTGCTTACTCCAAGACGAACCACCTCGCATTTTACGAAAGTTAAAACATCCTCCGTAAAGGTCTATACCAAGCTCAACGATACGTTCGTAACCATACACCTCTAAAAGTTCGTTAAACACGCTTAAAAACGCATCTGCAACGTCTTTGTGGCATCGCATCTTTGTTACTTTGGTGTCAGTATCCCAAGCAATGCGCATCGGGTATGGTAGGTTGATGGTCTTTAGATACGTTCCTTTCTCGTTAGGTTGTCCGTATTTTTGTAAGGCTTGAGCGGTTGTTAACATAACTTGTATTTAAAGTCTCAAATGTCCAGTTTTTTGTCCGTTTTAATGGACATTGTATTATCTATATTTCGCCAAATGTGCCTCGTATTACGTACTTTTGACGTGATTTAAGTAAAATAACCATAATCTTATTTACTTTTAAGGTGCTAAACTAAAATAACCCCGCCATCATTGACGGGGGTTTTTCGGTTCAATCGGTTTACTCAACCAATAACTTGCACCGTCAGTTATTTCAATTCTTCAACTTGCTCTTTGCTACGTTTAACAAAGGCTATAAACTTATCCCAAACATTGATACCTGTAACCGAAAAGTAACTCTCGTTGATTGACTTTACTTCCGTGAATACGCAGAATGCAGTAAACGCTTTTGTGAGGAGTAAGTCAACTGAAATGAAGTAGCCTAATAAATCCGCTAATATGAACTTCTCAAGCAAGTAAATAAAAACTATCGCACCTGAATAAAGAAGGCTCTTAGAAATGGTGTTAGAAAGCCTACGAGAGCGGATAGACGCCCATCCGTTTTTTCGTACACTTCGCCAAATACCGAAACACATATCAAGAATGATAGTTGCAACTGCCATAAGCACCATTGGCTTAACGGGTGCTAACACGGATACCATAGAAAGAATTAAGAGAGATTTAGTTTTCATATCCGTTTAAAATATGCCAAGTGAAGTAAAATGCCATACAAGCAGCAAATAACTTATGGTAAAGCGTAGTTCCTTCGTATATCAATGCAATGCAGGTTGCGTAACCGCAAAGAAAGTACATTGAGCCTATTGCGTCTTTATGATTCATATACTGGCGTGTATTCAATGCGCTCAAGTGCATCAAGTTGTTCGTGAATCTCGCTAAAGTTTGGGTCATTCAATACCTCGAGACCTACAATGTATTTTCCACTGCCATCAATAGCAAAAATCAAAATGCTTTCGTTTTTTCGGTAGCCGTTAAGTTGAGCGTACTGCTCATCGTTTGCGTGTAGAACTATCATAAAGAAGATTTATAAGTATTCCAATCTGCGATAAATGCCGAGTGTTCAGCAATTAACGATGCACCCATTGCATAGGCAGCACAAGTGTGCGCTCCGTATAGCACGCTGCCTCTTAAAATTAATTGGTTTGCGCTTGTGATTGCAGTAGATGTTTGTGTTAAACCTACCGAACCCGTTGTACTATTGTAAAGAGTTACATTAGATGCTGATGTTCTATGTATTGACTTTGTATTGACATTTGCGTCAAAATCAAAAGGCGCGCTCAAGTTGTTTGTACCCGCATTAATTCGCTGCGATTGATTAGAGCCGCGTGTCATTGTATTGGCGTTAGATGACATAACTCCGTCAAGCCTACCCGTTCCACTAATTGCGTGTGTAAAGAAGTAACGAGATGCGTTGTTCTGCGTATACTGAACGCCTTGAGTTGCGGGATTGAAGTTAGTATCAATGTAGCTACTTGTTCCGTTACCTTGAAAACCTCCATTACTTACAAATGTTGGTGAGTTGACAAGAGTGCTTTGATTTGCGTTTGGATTCTTCCAGTTAAGCGTAGCAAAAGCAGAGCCACCATCCTGTGCAAACACGTAAAACACGTCAAGTTTAGACCATACACCTGAAGCCTTCATTGAAGCAAGTAATGTGTTTTGCTTTAGTTTAACTGCATCAGATGGCAATGTATAACCTAAAGTAGTTGCCTTATCTAAAATTGCTTGGTATTCGTCTTCATATGCAAAGCCTACAATATCAGTTAAGCCTGCCCAAGATAACTCGTGAGAATCTCCCCACGAAATAGAATTGTTGACTGCTCCTTGACCCCATCCAATAGAGTTGTTAGATGCTCCGTCTCCCCATCCGTTGCTATTTGCCATCTTTGTTTAGTTTAGTTAGAAAAACACGGAGCTTTTCAATGTTCTCTTGTTTTGGTTTATACGTTCCTACCTTAGTTCGTGTTTTCATATGTACCAACCTGTATAGTTATTTGACGTGTCAGGATACATATCCCCATTAGAATTTGTAGTGTACTCAGGGAATAAGTCATTATTGAAGCAGATGTAGTCAATGAATCTCTCAGTATAGTGTTGAGCAATCTGACGTTCTTTCTCGATTAAGAAGTCTACTTCGTTTTTTTCTACGTTCTCGCTATTCTCAGACGAATGCTTATAGACTCCCTTGTTAGCGATTGTGTAAGCAGCGAAAGGTAAGTATTCCACCATTGCCCAATGGATGAGCATCGGCTTAACGTAAGTTTCTACTAAAGTTTCGTAGTTACCAGTAAGAGTACCTGCTATGATGTCAGCTTGGATCTTCTGCAAGAGCTTCGTGCCTAAGTAGTTTTGAATGTGTATGTCCTGAGCGATTTTGATGAACTGAATAAACTTGTCAGTATCTACGTTACCATTTACCGCAGTAAATCGAACTAAATCGTCTCGTGTTATGAGTAGTGCAGTTGCCATTATTTGCCGTATATTGGATTGGTTGGTAAAAAGCCATTGTAAGGCATATCAACAGGACGCTGAGAAACTAAAGACTCATTCTTGATTGTGTAGCCAAACTTAGCTGCTTTCGCTTGTGCAATTTGTTTTGCGTTAGGAATGTCCAAAGCCTTGCCTTCAAACTGAGCATATACTTGCTTGTTCCAACGATGGTGGCAGTTGCCTCCGCCCTTGTAAAGCCAAATTGAATACAAGTCAGCACCATTAGGCCCCCAACCTTTGTTAACCGCTTGCTTGCCCATATTAAGAATATCCTCCTTACGATAAATCTTCTTAGCACGCATCATTGCATTGCAGAAAGGACGTGATTTATCACTTGGTTCAGAGCCTGCGTAAACATAGCGAGTAACGAATTTAACTCCATCAATAACTTTATCTTGCTTGTCTCTTAGGTTAGGACGTGCGTCACCAGTGCTTACCAACTCGACTAACTTCGAAAATAAGCTCTTTTTAGGCTCTTTAGAGAGCAGTTCGTTCTCTGCATCATCATTATCATAGTCAACAGGGAATTCGTCTATTAGAAGCCAATTTTCGTTAGGTTCTTCTCCACACTCAATGAGTGCATTTGCTATTTCGTTGTCTAAGTGTTCGTGTTTGCTTAGTTCAGTTCCTGTTTCCTCAGCTACTTGCTCTTGGTTTTGAGCGTTCTCTAAATCGGTAAATTCAAGCGGTTTAAGCGTCTTAAAGAATAAGTTGAGAGATATTCCGTTAAATGCTAAGATAGTGTCTAAGGCTTCAAGTATTTCATCCTGAAGTGGCTTAATCACCATATTGTTAAATAAGATAAACGAGTTTTGCAATTCATCAGCGTTAGACGAGAATCCGTTAGCACCTGCAATCCCGAAAAGAAGCGGAGATGTTACGTTGTGTCCGAGCATTATCTTACGCATACACTCCTCAGATAAGTATGTGTAGTGTTCAGGAGCATCATTCAAAGGTAAATCGTCAACCGTAGTTTTAGTGTCCATATTGTCGTTGAACGCTACGATTACTTTCTGACCTTTAGAACCAGTAAGTTTGCCTAAGACCTTGTTTGTAATGATTGATTGTTGCTCCTCAGTAGGCACTCCGTTATTAAAGTTGACCACTTTAGTTCCTGAGAATCCGTTCTGAACCTCGTTGATTAGGTAATCAGCTATTTCCTCCTCCAAAAGTGCGTAAGGTACTGCGCCTTGATAGTCAGGATAAGCGTAGTATTTCATTCCTACAGCATAAGGCTTGGAGAATAGAATCTCAATCTTTTCTTTAGAATATCCGTAAGCAGGAATTCTCTTAGGAACGTATTTTTTTACATCAGTCCAATCGTCAGAGTAGTAGTAGGCTTCGATTTCTCCGTCTTTATTGCACTTCTCAGCACGCAAAAGATTTACAGGAATGTGGTAAGCCTTTAGGATTTTGTCGTGTTTATCGTTGTAGTGTACCTGAATAGCGAACTGACCAAGCATTTTGCGGTCAAGAGCAATCTTACGCAAGCAGTCTTTTGAGAACATTGCCATAGCAGAAGCGTACTCATTAGGCTTACGAGAAGCATCTACTGCTGATAAGCCACGCCCATAAACAAGACGTGAGATATTATTGATAATTGCGTTGTTTGTAGTGGAGTTCGTGTATCTATCCAAGAGGAAAGAGTAGTAGTTGTTGTCTTCTCCAAAGTCAACCCACGCATCACGCTTACTCTCCTGAATGACTGGAGTAGTGTATGCCGATAGGTTTAAGACGTGTACGTTGTTACTCATAAACTATGAACGTATTTGATGTAGTGTTAGATGTATATTGTCCGTTATTTACGGAGAATGTTACGATGTTTTGGTCAGTACAAAAGATTCTATCCTTGTAAACGATGTCCGTGTTTTTGTAAAGCACCAAATCGTAAAAATGTCCTTCTTTTAAAGCGAAAGTGCCTGTAATAGTATTTACGTAATCTCCGCTTGTTTGAGATGTGATAGCTACCGTTACTGGTGTGTTCGTTTGGTCGTCAGTCAGCACCATTGAAGTTGGTGTATCTCTCGGAATAAATGAGAACGTCTGAGCTGATGTAGATGTCGTTAGTACAATCATACTTTAAAGACGTACACTTACAAGAATTGTTTTAAATGCAAAAAGGGTAGCCAAAGCCACCCTCTTTACACGCTATGAAGAAAACGATTAGTTAGGTACTATAGTAGCCGTTCCGAAGACATCTCCTGCACCACCTGCAAGACCTGCCTCATTAGTACAATCAAGAAGATTGGCGAGCAAAGTCTCAGTCGCTTGGAAAGTCAAGGTATATCCGTTTAGGTCTCCCATTGCAGTACCATTTGACACGTTAGCAGTAGTCAATTCAGAGCCGTGTTCAAGACCCATTAAGAAGAATTGGTTGTTGCGGTTGCGAACTACAATGTGAGGACGTCCGTAAGCCAACAATTTAACAGACTTGTGTGTAGTAGCATCTTGCTTCTTCAAAGTCATTGTTAAAGTTTGCTCAACGAATGTAGTTCCGTTTTCACGAGAAGAGTTTACGACTTGCTCAAAAGAGTTAGTTCCTTTGAGTTCGTATTTGNNAGAGAGAAGATACGTTACCTACCGTGTCGATAGTATCAGTACCTGCTACATAAGTTACGTCAGTTTCAGGGTTGAAATCTCCGTAGTTAATGAAGTATACTGCATCGATACCACCAACGGCGTCTTTACATACTTCCAAGCGTCCATTTGCTAAATCACAAGACATATTTTTAAGTTTTAAATGTTATAAAAAAGGGAGGAGCGTCGTACCCCTCCCTGATTATTTGAGTTTAGCTAAGATTAGTTAGCAGAGTTTGTGATTCCGTAAGTAACGATGTCCTCAGCAAAGCCGTATTTAGCATCTGCAGTAAAGCGCATAACTACACGAACATTCTCATCACCTAAAATATCTGCAGTATCAATAACTTTCACGACATTCATATCGTTCAAAAGACCTGTAGCAAAGTGAAGGTTAGAGGTAGTTGTAGCAATAGCAGTGTTAGCAGCCATACCGTTAGCCATAAAGATTGGAAGACCATCGAAGCTCAAAGAACCGTTAGTGTACCATTGAGTACCCAAGTTGTTTGTACCATTAGCACCAAGACCTGAAGC